CACCCAACTGAGCGCCTTCGTCAATTAAGTTCTTGACGATTTTGCCGTAAGGAGTATCCATTATTTTCGCCTCACCAATGAAGTTTTTACCTTCTGGCTTAAGACTGGTTATCATATGAGAAACTCTTTCTAGATTAACTGTAGGTCCGTCAGGATGTCCCAGTTCACCAAAAGCTCTTTTCTTATCAATAAATTCTTTTGTGTATCGGTTAACTTCAGTTTGCAAAGTGCCTACTGGGTATACACGACCATTGCGGTTCTTAATGTCCGCTTGCATAAAGACACCACGAATCTTATAATCTTTGCCACCTTTTGCATTGGCTTCTGTTAAGATATCGATATCTTCAATTGTTTCTGTAATTAGTTTCATTCTTCCACCTTTTCTTTGTTATAGACTTTATCGACTATACCTTGTTTAATTTCATCTCTTTTGACATCATACTTCTCAGCAAATGCCATTTTAAATGCCTCAGCCAAAGTTGCCTTCGACTTAGTCCCGACTATTCTCTCTAGTATCTCACGAGAACGGTCTTTAGGTTTTCTCTTACTCATCTATCTCACTTCTAATATAATTGTGTAGTTATCGCCTGCGACAAAACCTTTTGTTGATATTGAAATATCGCCTGCAGGAGATTCGTTTGCTGTCAATGTTGCATTATTAGGAATAGCATTACCAGCAGTATAGTAGTCGTGATAACCTGTTCCTGAAAAGAACCCTATTGTTGAGTTCACACCACTAGTACCACTTCCTGACCACAATAGTTCAACTCCTGATTTACCATTTGTTGTGTTAATTGCCCACCAAATTTTTGCAAGACTCTTTGTACCATCTTCGGTCATAAATGTCAACGCACTAGCGTCCATCTTTGTTACAAGTGTTTCACCTGAACCATCACTCATATTAGTAAACTTCATTACAGTTTTTGTTCCTGCTGTGTCTACTAATGTTTGACTTGTTACAACATCTGCCATTAATTTCTCCTAAATTCTGTTACTAACAAATAACTATTTACATTTGAGTCAGTTGTTAATTTAAATATTTTATCATTACCATACTTTAACTGATTAGGTCTTAGTCCATATTTACCTTTACCAGTCAAAGGTAAGTCAGTACTTTCACTATCTGTACTGATTGTTAATGTTCCTGTGCCTTCTATTAGATAGTAGCACTCTATTAAACTTACTTTTGAACCATCTGTTCCTTCTGTAAGATTTTCTGCATCAACCAATTCTTGGTTGGTTTCACTCTTAGTACCTGTTGACTTAACAATGTACTTGGAAGTGGTATTCACTACCTTTACATTACTAATTGCCATGAGAAATTACGCAGTAAACGCTGAGTCTTTTCTTAGTTCAATCATAACATAACCAGAAACGCCGTAAGCACTTAACTTTATATCTCCCGAAGTTGCACCGGTGTTTGTTACGCTGTTTTCAATTTTACCAGCAGTGCCATCATAGTGTCCTGTGCCAGCAAGATTGATTGCTGTAACATCAGTATCGCCTTCAAAATAAAGCGAAGCCCAACCTGTGTTATCGTCAGCAGTACCTTGTACTAATGCCCACCATATTCTGGTGATATCTAGTTTTGCACCATTAGCGTGTCCAGCTAAAGCGCTTGCATCAACTACAAGCGAGTCGGCAGTAGTATTGTCATTCATGTTTACTAAGACAGTTACTTTACCACCAGCAGCTCCACTACCTGTTGCAATAGCTGTATCTTTGAGTGTTCTTGTTGCAATAGCCATTTCTTATCCTTTTATTTAATTAATTCGTTGTCAAAATAATCTTCGATATCGTAAGTACTAACACCGTGTTTTCTTGATGCTACCTTAATAATACCTTCAATCTTTGATATAATTGGGTCAGATGCCTTATTAATCATAGAGTAAATATCTAAGATTGCGGCTTTCATCTTTGGAGATAATTTCTTAAACTCCGAAGAACTCTGAGGACCGTCATACCTGCGCTCATTTAGTTCTCTTGTAAACTTCTTAAACGACAGGTCTAACACTTAATCTTCCTCTACTTGGTCGTCATCAATTTCAAAAGGTTCATTGTCTGCATCAACTTGTGATGCTACAGCATCAAAGTCATCTTGAGCATCAGGACTAAAACTTGAAGTACCAGACAATTCTGAACCATCATCTATTGCCTCAAAATTATCTCCAGCATTTAGCCAGTCATTTGCTACAGTTTGTCTTTTGTCGTCTAACGCCTGACCAATCTTGTCAGTCAACGCACTTTTAAATGCGTCCTGAGCGGCAACATTATCACCATTTGTTAAAGAGTCTACCATATTTACTACATTTTCATTTGACATAATTATTCATCTCCTATATTTAGTTCGGAATCCATATCATCACCCATATCTTGTGATGCAATAATTCCAGTTTTAATCTCACCGGCAATCTGCCTGTCAATTTCAAGTATATCTTCATCTGTTTGTTGTAAGATATTCTTTCTTACATACTCAACAGAATAGTATTTACCCACATACGGACCAACTTCTTGTGCAAGACTTAATCTTTCTCTAAGCATCTCTGCATTTTTTAGTTCTGCAAAGTACCCGTCTTTCAAGAAAGTGTACTGTATATGTTCTTTTATCTTTGCCCAATCTTCAATTGTGATAATACCTTTTAACACAAGTTGTGTCTTGAGTACATCATTAAAGACTTGAGTAAATCTTTTTCTTAATCTCTGAACGAACTTTGTAAACTTCAGTTCATCTCTTGTAATCTCTGCGGCTCTGCCCATGTTGAATCCGTTATCTGAATCCAATCTTGACATTGGCACATTCAAAGATTGATATAATTTCTTTTGAAAGTATTCAACATCTGAAATCTCTCCAAGGTTTTGACCACCAGATAATGTAGAAACTTCTGTGCCTTTTGCACCTTCTCTACGAGGTAACCAAAAATCTTCAAGCATTGACATATGTTTTCTGTCATCTCTAACTTCACCTGTTGATGCATCATAGACAAGTTTGTTTCTATATCTTGCCATAACATCTCTCAGATATGCTTCTGCTTTTACTTTAGGCAAATTACCAACATCAACATAGAATATTCTTCTTTCAGGCGCTCTTACTATTCTGTAAATAACAACAGCATCTTCAATCATTCTTAACTGATTGGTCGGTTTAATTGCCTTGTGTAAATGTCCCATAACCATATTCTTGGTTTGGTCAATTACACCAGAGGTAACATAAGTGATTGAGTCTGCTGAAATTTTAAGACCAGCGTTTGTGTTCGCCGCTGATATTCCTTTTTCATTGTAGACAAACCACTCAGCCGTGGCCTCTACCATCTCTACACCTTTACCTTTTGTATCTCTTTTCTTCGTAACCTCACGAACTTTCTTTATTTTGCGTGGGTCAATATATCTAATTTCTGTTAGTCCTTTTCGTGGACTTTTCGGGTCGATAACTTTGTGAAAGTAAATTCTTCCGTCAACATACCATCTGCGAAAAATGTCGTGTCCTTTTTCGTCAAAGTTAAGTAAACGCAAAACTTCGTCAAATTCATCACGAACTTTCATTTTGATATTGTCTGATATCATCAGTTTATCTAATGATACCGATACTGAAGCATCTCTTTCATCTGAAACAATAACTTCATTGATGATATCTTCAATTGCCATATCACACTCTGGGTGCTGGGCAATCTCACGATATCTTTTAATTAAGTCAATGTCATTCTTGGCAGTAACTTCCATATCCATGTATTGGCCAAAGTGTCCGCCAGCAGCTATGGTAGTTGTACCGTCATCAGGGGAGCTGACAGTAAACGCTTGTTTCGCTTCTGCCGGCTTCCCTAAATCGTTATTATTTCTCGTTATTTGGAATCCAAGTAAATTCGCCATATTATATTGTCCTTATAACTTGTTAAAAATTATGTAGTTGTATCTGTTTCAAAGTATTGATAAGCAAGAGTTACACCAAAATCTTCGATAGCATCATTCGTACCATACGAAAGTGCGATACCATCTAATGAAGTTGGGAATGACCCTCTAATCTGATATTGCTTGATTGAGTTGCCATCTCTGTCTAAGTGGTCTACAAAACCATCAACTTGATAGTCGTTAGGGTCTGTAAGACCTTCATTATCAGTAATGTTATTGATACCATTCATCCATCTTTCAAATGCACGATAGATTTTAAAATCTGTATCGTTTAAGATAGTCATTGACCAATCGCCAAATGTTCTACTATCTCCAGCAAGTTTCAATTGACGACCTCTGAAGTTTACAGTTACCATAGGAATATCTTGTCCTGGGATACCTGTTGCAGTACATAAGAATGATAAGTCGGATGTTTCACCGCCAACACTAGCATAACCAGGAAAAGGTAAAGTTACCTTAAACTGATTGGCTCTTGCACCGCCGCCTCTTAGTCGAGATTTGAATTCATTAATGTTTGCCATTATTCTTCTCCTTTAAGATTAAGCGCCAGCAACTTCAGTAAAGGCTACGCCTGAACGAGTTGCGACAAAGTTAAGTGAAATGAAGTTAATAGAACGATTAGGTTTGATAAAGATATCTGCCCTAAACTCGTTTCTATCAATTACATCGCTCGTGTTATTTGAGTCATCACATACTACACTAAAGTCAGTAAGACCTTGACGACCTTGAACATCTCTCAAGAATGGTTCTACTAGGTTTCTAAAGTTCGCACGAGAGAATTCATCATTGAATTCAAACAATTGAAATTTAGCAGCCGTTGAAACTGCCTTCTCAAGAACAATGAACAATCTACGAACATTGATTCTATCAAATGCACTTGGTTTAGATTGTGCAGTCTTATCGCCAAACAATACAGTACCTTGTCCTGGGAAAGATACACATGGATTTACTCTTGATTTATAGAGTTCATCCCTTTGTGTTTGATTAGGATTAAAGGCAAGTTTTACTGCGCCTCTAATTTGTCCACGATTGAAACCGCCTGGTGAATACCATGCATCTGCAACACTATCAGTTCTTGCACAAAGACCAGCGATATCGCCGTTTAACGGGACATATCTGTAAACATCATTGTACTTGTCATACATGTATTTGTAACCACTATCGATTACTGCATAAGATGATGAAGGTAACCCGTCAGCAAATGATACTACATTTTGATTTTGTGTAACAGCATTAGCAACATCTACAACATCTGTTCTTGCAGGTGAAACAAACGCAACACAATCTTTTCTTGCAGTTGCAATATCCATAACAGCAGTTGCTTTTGTGTCGCCAGTAGCGTCACCACCTGTCTGTGAAGGACCGCACATTAGTAAAGATATATCAACTGATTCTGTATCA